TAAAGCTAAGGTTGCTATTGGAGATATGGTAACGGATTTTTTAAGTGTTTTTCAAAGTCTAGCTAATTCTTATGCAGTGAGCTTTTCTCCTTTAAGAATAGGAGAGCAAGTATTAGTCATACCTGTGCGTGGGGATTTAAATAGTGGAGTTATTTTGCGTGGGCTTTACCAAGAAAAACATAGAGCAAAAAACACAGATGAAAATACTTTTAACGTGTATTTTGAAGATGGAACGCATTTAGAATACAACTCTAAGAGTAGCACTTTAAAACTTGATGTGGTTAAAGATATAAATATCACTTGTGTAGATAAAACCACCCATAACCAAAACAACACCTTAAATACTAAAAATCATACTACAAACGCTAATACCATAACGCTTAACGCTCCAAGTATTAATTTAAATGGTAATACTCAAATTGCAGGAGCAATTTCTACAAGTGGCGAAGGTGGGGCAAGTGGTACTTTTAGCATAAAAGGAAATTTAAACTTAATTGGTAATTTACAAGTTAGCGGAAATATAAGCGATAGCAAAGGTGATTTAACAAATCATACCCATTCTTGTACTTGTGGTGCCACAGCTTCGCCAAGATAGGAAAAACTATGAAAGAATTATTTTTGCTTTTATTTTCATTAGTCTTTTTTATGCTCTTTTGTATGGGGGCATTTTATGCTTTTTTAAACCTAAACTTTTTTATCAAAAGCATTTTTATAGGCTTTTTTATAGCTTTTATGTTTTTAGGTTTTTCTCAAATGTTAGAAAACATTTTTGAATTTTACAAAGGTTTAAAATGAATTACATGGTAAGCATCGAAGAAAGCATTAAAGACATTTTAATCACTCCTTTAGGCTCAAGAGTAATGAGACCTGAATATGGTTCTTTACTTTATACACTCATAGATAGAAAAATCGATGATGATTTTAAAATCAAACTTACTAGATACACTGCAGAAGCAATTTCAAAGTGGGAAAAAAGAGTAAAGCTAAAAGGTGTGAGACTTAATGAGTGTAAAGACAATAAATTAAGCATTACCTTGCTTTTTGAAAATTATGGGGATTTAACAATGGAGCTAGGTAAATGAGTGAGCTTTTAAGTGTGAATGATAGCTATTTTAAACAAAGCTTTTTAAAAGACATTCCTTATCCACAAATCATAGAAGAGCTTGATTATGAAAAACTTTTAAAAGCCTATGAAGAACTTTTTAAAAGCTTTTTAAAAGATAATGTAGAGCTTTTAGAATCTGATCCTTTTAAAGCCATTTTAGAAGCTTTAGCTTATAGAGAAATGATAATTAGAGCAAGAATTAATGAGAGTATAAAAGCAACTTATCTTCATTATGCAAAGGGAAGTGATTTAGATAATGTAGTAGCTAATGGCTATTTGATTGAAAGATTAAAAGGGGTTAAGCCCACAGCTAAAGTAGAGTTTGAATTAAATACTTTACTTACTTATGATGTCATCATCCCAAAAGGTGTGATTTTTTCAAATGAAAAAGCAGACCTTGCCACTTTAAAAGAAGAAGTGGTGATTAAAAAAGGGCAAAGTAAAGCACAAGGTATTTTAGAACTTGATGAATTTATTCAAAGTAAAGAAAGTAAAACCGAGTTTTTACAAACTCCACTGCCTTTTGTAGCTAAGATTAAACAACTAGAATTTTTCAAAGGTGGAGCCAGTGAAGAAAGCGATGAGGCTTTAAGAGAAAGAGCCATAATGAGTGTACATCGCTTTTCAACCGCAGGAAGTGAAAAAGGCTATATCTATCACGCTTTAAGCGCAAGTGCAAAAGTAGCTTCCATAAAAGCTTTAAACAATGGAGCAGGAAAAGTAAGAGTTATCATTAAAAGTGAAGATGAATTAAGCGTTGATGTGGTTAAAGAGTATTTAAGTGCAGATGAGCGAAGACCTTTAACTGATGAAGTCAGCGTTGAGTTAGCTAAAAAAAGAGAGTTTATCGTAGATGCCAAACTTTTGCTTTTAGAATTAAGCCGTGCTAATGAAATAAGTGAAAAGATTAATGCTTTGCAAAAGGACTTTGATTTAAGTGTGGATTTAGCACTGGGATTTATTTATAAATGTCTTCATCAAGACGGAGTTTATAAAAGCGAAATTTTAAGCATTAAAGAAAAAATCATAAATGAAGAAGAGCAAGAATTAAAAGACTTGCCCTTAGAAAATATAATAATAGCTGATGATGAGTTTGCAACCCTTAGCTTTTCACTTAGTTATGAAAAGGCGGTGCTATGAAGGGGCATTGCGTAGCAATGGGTCGGGAAGCCTTCAGTAAAAGCGACTTTGGGCGAACTTCGTTTGCACAAAGTGATAGCATAAAAAAGGCGGTGCTATGAATACACTAATACTAAACCACCATCCAAAACAAAGCAAAGCCATTGATTTAAGTGCTAAAACAAGATTTGAAGATTTAAATTTAGCTAGTATCACAAATCTAGCTCTAAATTGCGATGAAAGATTATTGCCAATTTTAGCTAATGCTTATGATGTAAGCATAGATGGCTTAGAAACAAAAGAAGCAAGAAAGCTTATATCTAAAGCCTTGCTTTTAGATAGATACAACGGCACAACTTGGGCTATAAAAGAAGCTTTAAGAGCCGTATTTCCTACTGCAGTGGTTAAAGAGTGGTTTAATTATGGTGGAAAGCCTTATTTTTTTAAAGTTAAAGTAAGCACAACTAATGTTAGCTTTGATGAAAGAACGCTTAATACTTTAGAAAGACTAATTTATGATTTTAAAAATGTTAGAAGCGTTTTAGAAGCAATTGAAATAGAGATTGAAAGTAAAAATGATAGTTTTAATGCTAGTGTAGAAATAAGTGGAGAAACTATAGAAATCTTACCTTTTCAAACCACGCAAATTGAAAACAATCAGAAACCAAGTTTAAATGCAATGGGTGTTTTTATGTGTGAAATAACAAGAACTAATATTGATTTTAAAGGAGTGTATTAATGGCAAAAAGTGAATACTATACCATACTAACAAAAATTGGCATTGCTAAATTTATTGCCGCAAGAGCAAGTGGAAATGGTATCAATTTAAAAAGCTTTAAATTAAGTTCAAAAGTTATTTTGCCCAGCGAAGAAATGCAAAGCTTAGAAGAGATTGTTTATGAAGCTAATATTAGTAGCAAAAGCGTGGATGAAAGCAATCCAAACTATGTGAATTTAATGTGTCATGTACCAAGCGATGTGGGCGGGTTTGAAGTTAATGCAGTAGGCATTTATGATGAAGCAGGAGATTTGCTTGCAGTAGGAAATGTCCCACGCACTTATAAACCTATCTTAAAAGAAGGCAGCGCTAAAGAGCTTATGATAAAAATTGTCATGGAGCTTTCTAATGCAGAGGAAGTTATTTTAAAACTAGATCCTAGTGTAATCATGGCAAGTCGTGATTATGTGGATGCTATTAAAGTGGAACTCAATCTTAAAATTGATGCTTTAACGCAAAAATATGATGCAGAGTTTAAAAAAGTATGGGATGAGTTTGCTAAATATCTTTTAGAAAATAAATTTAATACAGAAATTGCCAAATATGTTACTTTAGCTACTAATCAAACCATTACAGGAGCTAAAGACTTTACCAAACTACCTACAAGCTCTATAAAAGCTACAAATGACAATCAATTTGTAAATTTAGCTACCTTAAAAGAACAAGCTCCTAGCTTAATAGGAGGATTGGGAGTAAATCAAGCTTGGCAAAATGTTTCAAGAGCCTTTGATGTAGCTTATACAAATAATACAGGAAAACCCATAGCAGCCAAATTTCAAGTTAATGCTAGTGCAAGTGGGGATGTCAGTTTTTCTTGTAGTGAGCAATTTGCAGTTTCTATGTTTCAAACTTCATTATCCAATGGTGGAGTAAGTCGAACTTATTTTGGTTTTGGAATCATTCCACCAAATGGGCAATACAGATTAAATACACCACAACACAGCGGATGGTATCCAAGTAAAAGCATTGTATCTTTTATGGAGCTTAGATAAGCATCAAGTAAATTAAGGAGAAAAAATGAAATATTTTATAGACAAAAACGATAATAATCAAATTTATGCTTATGAGGATGAAGTGAGCGATGAGCAAATTAAAACAGGTTTAACACCTATTAGCGAAGAAGAATTTAACTCTTTAATAAATCCTCCTAAAAGCGAAGAAGAGCTTTTAAACGAGGCAAAAGAGTTAAAAATCAACGAGATTAATACAAAAAAAGAAAATATTCTAAATGGTGGATTTTCTTTTAAAGGTAAAATCTATCAAAGTTCTAATGAAGATCAGCTAAGAATTAATGGAGCAGTAACCAATGCTCTTGTTAATCCTAATTTAATTCCTTATATTGATTGGATTGCACTTGATAATTCAACTACAAGATTTAGCGTAGATGAGTTTAAACTCTTTGCAAGTAGCATGGCTTATTTTGTGCAAGAGACTATTTTTAAAGCAAGTGCTTTAAAAGAAAAAGCTAGAAATGCACAAAGCAAAGAAGAACTTGATTTAATTGTTTGGGAGAGTGAAAAATGACTAAAGCAGAATTAAAAAGGGTTTGTGTAAAGCCATACGATAAGGACAGGTTTGAAGTGATTAGTGATTATGCTTTTTCTTTGCCAAATTACAAAGGCATTGTACCACAAGGCTTTAAAACTGATGGTGCAAGTATCCCACGCCTTTTTTGGTCTTTGTTTCCACCTTTTAAAAGTGAGTATTTTAGCGCTTGTGTGGTGCATGATTTTTTATGCGAAAAAGCAAATTCAAGAACTGATTATAGGACAGCTGATTTAGCATTAAAAGAAGCTATGACTTTGCTTGGATGTTC